AAAACACTAAGAATAATATAACTATAACAACAACAATAACACATATCATAAATGTTTGTTTTTTTTCACGTTGATAGATTGGACTATTCATCTCTGTATTAATCATTTTATATTTGTGTATATTTTCTTCGTTCTGTTGATATGATAACAATAAATATTTTATATAAAATCAATTTTTATGTAAAAATAAATATAACAATTTCTCTACATAACATTTTGTTGTGATAAATTATTTAAAATTTCTTGATCGATTATATCACCAAATTTTTGTTGAGAAGTTTGATTTTTATCATAATTAACTAGCCATTGTGAATAGTAAATTGGTGAAAATAATTGTAACGAGCTAAAAAAATAATTGTTACTAACACAAGGAACCTCACCAAAAAAATCAAAAATATAACGATTTGCTACAGCAATTGTATAATCTGTTTTATTTTTAACAGCATGCCAATACCATGCAGGATTGAATAAAAAATCACCCGAATTTAAAAATGCTTCATATCGTGGAATTTTTAGAAAAGGGTTGTCTTCTGATTCTGAGAAAAAATCATCATCTGAAATAGCAAATAATCCTTTGTCACTGGATTGACATTTAATGAACGAAGTATATTTTGGATGAATAAATCCCCAATGTTTTGTACCTTTTACATTAAAAAAGAAATTAACGTTGCTTGCACAATGTAATGATGTTCCTGTATTTTTACCACCCAAAAATAATTGAGACATAAATGTATTATCTTTTTTCTGCTTAAAAAAATATGCATTCATAATTTCAGACATTTTGTTTAGATTTAATTCATTTTCTGCTTGTTTTGATTCTGTAAATAATTTTGAAATATTATTCACATAAACAGGATCACCATTTTTGATTCCTTTACAAATTTCATGAATACTACACAAATTATTTTCATTATTACATTTTTTTATTTTGGTACTACTATTTCTAGAATAACTAACTATTTTGTCATCTAAGAAAGCAGGGACTTGAATATTTCCATATTCATAATCAAAGTAATCCAAATTCCATTTTTTAACACAATCGAAATTTTTAATCAGACCTCTTACAATAAATGGTTCAGTAAAATTATTTGAAACTTCAGCTACTTTTTCTTTTGTTAATTCATTAATATCTATTTCAATAATAGGTTGTGAATTAATTTTTGGCATTCGCATTAATCTATCATTTCGATTTTTATTCATAAAACTAGTTAAAAAATAATCGGTTTGAACTATTCTATTATCTTTGTATTGTGCTTCTTCTTTGAAATTATATGAATTTCTATGTAATAAATAATCAATTAAATATGCAATATAATATAAAACATTTGTCGAAAAAATTATTATTAATACTAATATAAATAATACTAGTATATATTTTTTATCTAAATCTATATTTAACTTTTTATAATTTTTCTTCATAATATTTTATATATTACATATAAAATATTTTATATTTTTCTTATATTGTAAATGTATATCAGTAACTATTTATAAAATTAAACATATTTATCAAGTGAATATACTAGACAATTAAATATAATAAAATAAATCGAATAAAGCGATATAATGTGATCACACCATCCATATAAAGTATAATTATATAGTTTGAAGAATATAATAGTCATCGTAACAATTGTTGGGGCTAATAAACTTATTGTTAAGAATCTATGTCTTTTATTTAATTGAAGTTTTTTGGAAATTAATAACGATAAAACATTGAATAACCCTAAACATAATGGTGCATAATATGTATATAATATATAATCTATATTAGAGTTTGAATTATCAAAATTGGAAACACTGTAGAAAAAAGGAAATATTACAAAAAAACAAGAGCCAATTACAAATGCTCTTAAATATTCATTTTGCATATTGTTATTATATATAAAAGTTTATTTTATATATAATCAAAATATATATTTTGTTATTAATCTATGTTTTGGTTAAGCGCATTGTTGTTTATAATATACCACCGCGTAACCGTAAAACTAAATGCAAGGTAGATTCTTTTTGAATGTTATAATCTGATAATGTACGTCCATCTTCTAATTGTTTACCAGCAAAAATGAGACGTTGTTGATCACATGGGACGCCTTCCTTAGATTGAATTTTTTCTTTAACATTTTCGATTGTATCGGTAGGTTCTACTTCTAATGTAATAGTTTTTCCTGTGAGTGTCTTTACAAATATTTGCATTTATGTTGGTTTGGTAGTGTCTAGTGTTGTATAGTGTTATGTATATATACATATTATTAATAAAAACTTTTTATATATTTATATCTAAATATATAAAATCGGTCGGGTTATAAAGCCCTCTCCGAGAATTGAACTCGGGACCTCCAGTTTACAAGACTGGTGCTCTACGACTAAGCTAAGAGGGCGCGATCACTGTGTGATATATTAATATAATATTGTTTTTTTTATTTTTTTACGCGTGGGAGTGGATATTTTTATAATATTGCTTTGTTAATCGGCAAATCAATAATTTGTAAATCTTTGGATAAAAGTGTTCTCCACATCTAAGATCCACATACTAAATAAATATGATTATAATTCAATTTTTCTATTTTTTCTATAAAAATAGCGCTACTGAGCATTGAACCTCTAATTTGATTTTTAAATTGTTCAAACGTAAAAATGTCACTTTCATTGACGTCATTAAAATAAATATCAGTTATTTTTTCAGATAACCATTTTTCTGCGTGTAAAATGGCTTCCTTTTCTGTTTGTTTAATTTCAAAATTTAATGTTTTTTTTATTTTACCCCATCTAGAAATATTAAATGTGATCTTGTTTATATATTTATTTTCATCATCAATAATAGTATCATATATATAATTAAATATATTTTCATTTTTTATAAAAGTTGAACCATATTTTTCACGAATTTTTATTTTTAAATTCATCATTTGTTCGTGTATATCATAATTTTCTGGTAATACCATTTTTAAATTCATTCGTTTATCTAAATGTATTTTTTCGAATACTAAATGTTGTTTGCCTCTAAAATTCACAAGCGAAACATATTTTGGTAAGCTAGGTTTGTCTTTTTCAGGATAAATATCATTTTCTAAATCTTCAACAACTTTATTAGCTTGTTCTAATTTTTCTTGAATTGTTATTTTTATTGATTTTGATGTAGACCATGGTTTATCTAATTTGGGATGTTTTTCAACTTTGAAAAATTCTCTTTGTTTTGTGTGTTCTTTATCTAACCACTCATGATAATATACAACATATTTTTTCATCATGTCTTGTCTAATTCCTTCTGGTAATTTTTTTGCATTTTGTTTCCTTTCCCTCTTAGTTCCTTCTTTAATCCCTTTTGAATTTTGTTGTTGTTCTTTTTGTGTCGCAATTCTTAAATTTTCCCAAGTATTATTTAATGGGTCTTGATCAATATGATCAACACTTATATTTTTTGTTCCTTTACCATTTCCATAACATCCCGTTATAATTTGGTGTATATAAATATTTAATGAACATAATATATAACCATTTTGATGTTTGTACCAAGTTATTTTTTTCTCTATATTTTTTTCATAATCTAATATTTTTTGATAACTATCAAAACATAATTTACAAATAGTATCTTTTTCACAATACATTAGTAAATATTCTTTATCATTTTCTTTTACTCTCCATAATGGATTTTTCATAATATTTGCATCTTGACCACTTGTCAAATAATGACCATTAATGTATTCAATAATATTATATGTTTCTGAAATAACGTTATGATAAAAGTGATAAATTTCAATATTACTACGTCTTAAATCATATTTATTATCATTTTTAAATTTATAATAAACATTTTCAGAATTATAACTAAATATAAAATCTAAATAAGTGAAACGTTTGTAATTATATGTGTAAGAAGGATAGTCTTCATTATCACAATTATTAAAGACAAAATTTTTGTTAAAATTAATTATTTTATCTTTGTCTTTATGATCAACAAAATACAGTTTATCACCGTAATTGATAGTTCCACAATTATATTCTTCATTTATTCCGTAAATAGGTTTCATTTTTGATAGTATTGTACTATTATCGCTCTCAGAATATGAATCAATTTTAATATTATTCATATTATGATATTATTTATAATATAGTCTTTAAATAGTTTGGGTAATAAAATATAATATATAATTGTATATATTTGAGAAAACCACCCAAACCGCTCAGTTGGAATATGCTAACCCACCCATGCCACTCATTATTCTTAATACATTATAATTGGTGGCATAAACTCTAACCTTGGCAGTCTTGGTACCTTCAACTGTGGCGTTGGAAAGGACTAGTTGAAGGGTAGCGTTATCAATTCTGGAGAAGTTACATGTGCCACTTGGTTGATGCTCTTCTGGGCGAAGGGCAAATGAATAAACATTGATACCAGTATCTGGACTTCTGGTGTGAGCTTGGTATGGTTGGACAACGTCGAAGTATGTTCCTTCACGCTCAGAGAAACGATCTTGACCGTTAAGTTGAAGCTTAGCGGTGACGACTGGGTTTTGACCCCAACAGTGCATGTCAAGGGATGTCTCTGTAAGAACGAATGTTCCAGCATCAGAAACAGTTGATCCACCAATGTGGTTAGGATCAAGATCTTGGACAGCTGTTAAACTGGCTAATGAACTGGCAGCGGCAGCGGCGGCAGCAGCAGCGGCATTTAATGGAACACGTTCACCACCAAGGTTTGGCTCATTGTATGGGTTGGAAGGACCGTGCCAGTAGCCGGAGAAGCCATCAGGGATGTAAGCATCCATGGCACCAGCGTCTTGGAATAGACCACGAGCATCAATGAAACCAGTTTGATTACCGACTTCAGCTGGGCCACCAAAAGCATGGACAGCGTTTGGAAGAGCATCAACAGCATCAGTGTAGTTGAATGGTTGAGCACCAAGGACCTTGAATAGAAGAGCATCACATACAAGGGATGAACAGTAATCAACGTTTTGATCAGGTTGAACAACCCAGATTAATTCCTTAACAGGGTGGTTGAAGTTAAGCTTGATCTTGTTGGATGATGAACCGACTGATTCATCACCAGTGAATTGAAGCTGTGTGATAAGGTACTCGTGAGGGTTTTGTGCCATTCTTCTACGTTCATCAGTATCAAGGAAGACGTAATCAACGTAAAGGGAAGCAGCAACAATGGATTGATTGTAAGCAATGGTTGCAGGAACTGGACGACCTGGTGAATATTGAGTAGCAGCAGTTGGTGGTGTACCAGGAGTGGCACATGAAAGGGTTGTAACAGCCCATAAACACTCATCAATAGGACGAATATCAAGGTTAATTTTAACTTCGTGATACTGCACATCACGTTATACCCCACCTTTCGGTGTATTTATGTTTCTAGGGATTAGACTATATCTTAAGCTATCATTGAAGTTGATTAAACTTCTCAAACCCAAAACCATTTAGTCGTTGAGCCTTCCTCATGTCCTAATCATATCGGATTTAGAGGCTTGGTTGCTGATTATCCATTGTAATATCTGTGGGATTTTTACCGTACCTGAGTTCATTATCTCTCAGCCATGACAAACTTTCGTTTATCATTTGGTACCCCAAAAATTGTCTATATTTTGAATTAAATCTATTTATTATTCATTAATTTACTTATATAATTAGTTATAGATTTAAATAGTTTGTTTTCAATACATAAACAATTTAATTTTACAGCTTTAGGAACTTCCAGCAGTTTGGTCTTGTTGCCTACTGTTACATTTTTAGTAACAGGAGACTAGCATCTGGGGATGATTTAAAAAATCATTATGAGCCCCTAACAAATTTTCACTAAAACAGTTCTCATATGTTTTAGTTTGGATGCTTTTCTGCCCTGCAGATTTTAAGGCGATTAAAGGAAGAGCTAAACCAGGGTTGGTACAGAACCAAAATTGAAGTGGAATGTACAGAGTTGTTTCTGGAAGAGCGTTTCTTGGAGCACAAACTTGACGTGGTGCTAGAGAATCACAAGGTCCATCAACATCAGCAAAGGATGGATCGGTGATGAATGTAAGTTGGGTTGTGTTACCAACCATTTGGAAATAACCACGTTGTTGTTCAGCAGACATGGTAAGTTGATTCCAAATGTGCATCCAATCACCATATTGACGATCAATTCTTTGACCTCCAATTTCGACTTCAACTTGAGCAATAAGTTGCTCACCTGGGTAATCTAACCAACGGGCATAGACACCAGTACCTTCACCTGCAATGTAGGCACCAACACCCATAAGTTGATTGATTTCAGGAAGAGTGACTTGCAAGTAAGTACGAGATGCAAGATCACCATTTCTACTGATAGTACATTGAACTCTTCGTCCAAAATCAGCTTGGCCATTAAATGTTTGTTCAATTGATTCAATAGCAAAGTTAGTATAACGTCTGTAGGTAACTTTCCAAAAAGTAATTTGCGGATTACCGG